GTATATGTAAAATTTGCAGGGTTATATTCAAGTGGTTCATAACTAGGAATATTAAACGTGCCACAAGCTTGATATGTGCCCAGTTCATCTTCGTTTATCAGTCCTGTCAAATTATTTCTATGAGCATCAACACATCCTGGAATATCAACAACTGGTTTATAAATGACATCTAATATTGGTGGCTGTACCTCCCATAATCTTATTTTTGGAACGTAAACCTCTTTTATTTCAATCTTTGGTATCTTCGTCATCTACATCTCCAATAGAAATAGACCAGCCATTTTCTCCAAACTTTCCAACTTCTCTTATTTGAGGTTTTTGTTTCTTTTCAAAACTATCGTGATATTTTTTTATTTCATTGTCTAGTTCAAATTGTAGTTTTTTTACTCTTAGCCAAGACACAAGTTTATCAACATAATATTTTATTAGTTTTTTAAAAAATCCAAATATCATCAATCGTAAGCATCTCTTGGTAAGTACACTTCCACAAAAGAATTACATTTAGGACAGGAAAGATTAGTCACCATACTATATTCACCAGATCTTAATGGATGATCTTCACCATCTAAACTATGATCTCCACCCCAGATTAGTTCAGTTTTACAGTGCCAACAATTCATTGTTCCCACTTACCTTTGGTTTCCCATTCTATGTGTTCTCTGTTTTTTCTCTCAATGTAATCCCAGAATTGTTTTGAATCATTACTCATTTCAATCATTGGGCCAGTTACTTTAGGCATTTTCTTGTCTATCTGATTAGGTAATATTTTATTTACACCTTTCATAACCTTTTCCATCATCATCGCTTCAAACTGTGGACTTGTAATGTAACGATAACCTGCATATCCAGCAGCAATAGTTGTGACACTGATAATGAAAGATAGAATGGATAGAACAGATGAGATTTTATTAAGCATGGTAAAAGAAGCTATTCTCCGAGCAATAAGTCATAGCCTTATTATATCAATGCTGCTGATAATACCAACCATAGCCCCTCTATATTTAATATCAGGTTTAATGACAAGGCAAATAACAGAAAAATCTAGGTAGCAATCAATCCAAAAGTTCTTAATATACCCAAAGCACTTTCAAGTTTAGATTCTAGCTCTACACAAAATTCTAATAACTCTGCATTAGTAGGACTCGCAGCATTAGCAACAGTGATAGATCCATTAGCGGTAGGTAGCGTACCAGAACTTGCAGTTGTAGTAATATTAGCAATCGCACTTTGTTGGACAACAGGTGTTGCATTAAAAAATGCTAATTTTTGAGTTGTGGCAGTACCTATTTTTGTACCTGTGGTTGTATTAAAAACAAAGTTAACAGCATCACCAAGAGTAATAGCATTTGCATCAACAGAGATTTGCGTTGTTAATGTTCCAGCATCCATAACTTGAAAGTTAAGCTGCCCATCTTCTGTATCGTCACTAGCATCTATAATTACAGATTCAATTGCTGCATATTCTATTTCTGCTGGTACAGTATCAGTTTCATTTGCACCATCATTTTTACCTTGAAAAGTAATTGTCGATAATATGTCATTATCTTGACCAGCACCAGCATCACCCCTTCTATGAAATAACAATATATCAGCACTACTTCCAGAACTATTTACATTGCTTTCAATACAAAAAGCTGCATCTGCATTATCTGTAGATAGATGTAAATCAAAAGTAGGATCTGCTTCATGTATTCCTACAAATTCACTTTTTAATCTTATTCTTGAAGCGGTTACACCAGCAGCAGCCGTCATAATATCAAGTATGCCATCTTCTGAACCATTTGTTACATCTACAATTTGTGCAGCAATTGTTGCATAATCAACAGCATCACCATTATCATCTTGACCTCTGTAAACTAAATTTCCTAAATTATCATTTGCAGCAGGAGAACTTGAATTTCTAAATAAAACAAGATCGGGTGCTGTATCTAGGCCAGTATCAGTATTTTCAATAATAACCTGGTCCGTAGTATCTGTACTAAATAAATGCAGTTGTGCAGCAGCAGCACCATCTCCTATTTGAAAACCTGTAGTAGAAAAAGATGCTATCTGAACTTGATTACAAGAAATACCAATTTCATCATCAGCTACTCTAAAGAAACCAGATGTACCAGTGTCACTAATAAATCCAACACTAGGGGAAGATGCACTTCCATCTGGTATGCCTCTTAGTATTGTTGTTAATTGGATTTTTTTGTTTTTGTTAGCATTAGCAGCTTCACTAACATCAATAATGGGAAAAACATCAGTCGCAACAGGAGCAGTTAATTCTGTTAACGCAGTTATTTTTCTATCAGCCATTTATTTATCGGTTGCTGCCTCTATCTTACCTTCTAATTTACCTAATAACTCTTTTAATTTTTTTAATGATCCTTGATTTTCAATCAAAGGTTGTGTCGCATTATTGATTTGTGTTTGCTTATCGTTAATAGCTGCTTTTGCTTGCTCTTGAATTTCTTTTATTTCTTGTTGTAATAATGATACTTTTTTTACATCAATTTCTAATTGCTGTTCGATTGTAGAAATTTCTGCTTTCAGTAAATCAATAGGATTGCTCATAAATTTTATGTAATTTTTATTATATTAGCTATTTATTATTTATCTAACAAGATACTTATCAAGAATGATACTTACATCATTAGGGTCTGTACCTACATTTGATTTCATTAAAATCCAATTAGTCCCAATTGGCTGACCTCTACGAACAACAAGCTTACCCATTAACCCTATAGCATCCCATTCCTTTCTTGCTGATCTTGGTTCGTAAGTTTTTGTTGCGTCATAACTTTCGTTATAAACTCTTGATGGTCTAGTTATTCTTAAGTTTTGATCTATTGCAGCTTGTGGACATCTACCAGCAGCTTTTTCTTTTTCAATGTCAGAAACTAAAATTTGAAAATCTGGTGCAACATTTGGATCGCTAGGATCTGGCTGTTTAGCAATTGTTTGTGTTGGATCATCAACTGTAGATGTTGTTGTAAAATCATTCCAGATTAAATATTCTTTGTCTTCTGTAACCCAACTACCATAAGCATCTTTTTTATGTGCTGCTTGCCATTCACTCCATGCTGAATCACCTACAACAGCAGGGTTAGCAGATACAACACCGATAATTTTTGACTTATCATCACTATCTGTAGCTGGTTTAATCTTTTCACCATCCATAACAACAGTTATACCCCTTCTATCAGCAGTGCTTGTATTGCCATCTGCCCATTCAAAATATTCAGCATAGTCAGAAGCATTACCAACATCAGCACCTCCATCAAATCGACCATTACCCTGAGATTCAAATTTAATAACAACACCACCACCAGTATCTATTAATAAAACATCATCTGTGTTATCTGTTGCTCTTGTTCTCATTCTTGAAAACATATTTGTGTTGTAAGTTGCTTGCACATAAACTTCACTGCTTCCAAATACAACATTAGTTGATGTTCGTTCATCTGATTTCACTCTACCTGCCAAGAAAAAACTCATTCCCTCAACCATTCCATTTTGCTTTACGCTGAACTTTTGATCTTGGTCATGGTCAACTGTATCTGTATCACTACCAGATTCAGTGAAATATATGATACTACTATCACTTTGACCATCTGGATGATCAGCAGAACACAGTTTTAAGTTGGCTCTGTAATTAGTTGCATCATCAGTCCTTCCACTATAAATATTTACAGCGTGAGGAGCGTTTCGATAATCATTTACAGGATTATTTGCATCAGTTCTTACCCTGCCAATACTTAAACTTGCATAGTTCATTAAATTACCATTAATATCGCTATGAAAAGTTCGTTGCCCATTTGCTTGGATCTGTAACATTTGTCTATTATCATCAGTCCCAGACTCGTGTGAACCTATAATCACACCATAATCATTTGATGTTCGGTTTATAAATCTAACATTACTATTAGTTAACATATCAAAATCAGTTTTACCGCTACTAGAGACATGAGTAATTTTTAAATCATCTCCATTCCCTATTTCTATTGTTTTATCATCAGGAATAGTTAATTTTCCTGTTTGTACAACATCACCGTCTGTTGTGATAGTCCATAATGTGGAAAGTGAACCTGAAATATTATTTTTTAACCTTAAAGTATTGTTTGCTGCAACTGATACTATTGACCATTTATCTCCGTTATCATCACCTTGATCAGCGTTTAAATTTAGAAATGCGTCATTGCCTTCAAAACCTGTAATTGTTACTTCAGTATCACCACTTGGGTCTGTAATTTCAATTCCAGTAGCATTGAGTGTGAGAATTGTATTACCAGCCCTTTGTAGTTGTAGTTCGCCAGTTCCGTTGTCGTTGATTATGCTGTTACTGCCATCATGTTCAATGGTGAGGTCATCTGAAGCTCCTAGTCGTATTTGTTTACTGTCTGGTAAATCTAAGTGGCCTGTCTGTGTAACATCACCAGCAGTTGATATGGCCCATATATCTGCCAAAGAACCAGAAGCATTATTTCTCATATTCAAAGTATTATCTGAGGCTCTATTTGAGATTTGCCAATTATCGCCAAAATCATCTCCCTCGTCACATAGTAAACTTAAAGTTGCATTGCTACCCTCAAAACCCATGACTCTCAATGCTGCTGTACCATCTGGGTCTGTAACTGTTACACCATTTGCATCTAAAGTGAGAACTGTATTTCCAGCTCTTTGAAGCAAAAGCTCACCTGTACCAGAGTCATTTATGATGCTATTACTGCCATCATGCGAGATGGTAAGGTCTGAGCTAGTACCCAGTATTAATCTTGTATTGTCTAAAATTTTTAAAGCACTAGCAGATTTATCCCAAAAAGCACCATAATTTGCACCAAAAAATTGTACATCACCATTATGGTCGGCTCCATCAGTTGTTAGTACGCCAGTAATATCAGCACCTGTTGAAGTTGTCTCAAAACGCTTCACATTATCGTGGTACGCTTCCACACTCCCATCAGGTATTATCTTGATTGCAGTCTCACTAGCTTTTGCTTCAAATACTAAGTTGCCAGTGATATTTGTAATTTTTGAGTCAGTGCCATCATGCAGCAAAGTAAGATCTCCACCAGCGCCAAAAACAGCCTTTGCATTATCAGCAAACTCAAGTGCATTATCTGATTTATCAAAAACAACGTTAGCTGCTGCACCTGTAAAAGTAACATCACCGTCATGAGTTGCACCGTCATCAGTCACAGTTCCAGTAACATTTAATCCTGTAGCACTGATATTTAATCTTGTTGTACCAGCAATAGAAACATCAAAATTACTTGCACCAGAACTAAAAATACCTGTATTTAATTCATCCCTAAAGCCAAGAGCAACAGCACTTGCAGAACCATCTTCAAGAGTTAACGTACCATCAAGTTGTAATAATTCTACCCATCCATTATTACTAGAGTTCCTTATCTTTAATGTTCCTGTAGTAGTGTCAGCCCAGAACATATAGGCCGCAGTTGTACTAGGAGCAGATGCACTACTGTTATTTGTCAGTATTGCCTGTAAAGCATTATTTAGGTCTGCACGGAAACTTGCCCCTGATTGGTTCGCAAGATCATAGTCATGTACTGGAGACATCAGTTATACCAATGAGTTTGAGAGATTAAGCACCTTCCGCACCAAAGCCATTTGCATGGTATGAAAATGTGCGGTCAATGGCTGCATTTGAACTATTAAAAAAAGTAATGCTAAAGCCTGTACGACTTTCACTACTAATTACATAATAGTCACCTGTAGCCATATTACTAGCAGTTATACCAATTTTAGGAGTTTGATAAAAGGCTTTATCAAAAGTTACCACTTTTGGATTACTACCGCCAGTTGTAACTGATGCACTTTCAGTTCTATTGTCAAATAATATTTTATAACCTAATTCGTCAACTAAAGGTGTTTGATCTGTATATTCAGAGCTTAAAACAGCTTTAAATTGAAATACCCTGCCTGTAAAACGTCCATTTTCCATCGGTATAAAATCATCGTACACTTGTGAGTCTTCTTGTGAAAATTTATTCCCATCTTCAAGTAAAATATATTCTGGAGTTGATTCACTGGTTGCTTCTGTAGCTATCTCATCATCAGATGGTGCATCATTACTTTTTCTAAATTCAATTACACAGTTTGTTTCATCTGGTAAATCCCCATCAAAATCTGTCCATTCATCTATATCAGTAAAATGCAAATCAATGGTATTGTTTGGATAAAGTCCTCGTGTCTGCAAAATACGTTGAAATTCAACTGTAAAGATTCCACCTAGATCAACTTTATCTTTAAAAAAATATTCACCAGAACTAAATAGTTCTGCACCAAAGTCAATACTACCTAAATAACCTTCCTCAAAATCTACTTTGTCATCAATCAAATCATCATTATCTAAAACTAAAGCATCATACTGTGATGAATAAAAAACATCATTCAATTGGCCTTGAAATACTGGAGAATCAGTATCCTCTCTTCTTGTTTGAACTAATAATTTTGGTCTTTCTTCTGGAATATTTATAATATGTTTTAAAGCTGTTGCTGACTTATCTCCTTCTGTATCTTTAAATTTGACCATATAAGTTCCATTTATCAATGGCAAAATTACATAGTCTGTTGTTGCAGAAACCTCTCTTAATAATGTTGAATTAGGCCACAAAGCAGTACCATCAGTCAAAGAAGAATGACGTATGACTGCAATCAATTCCTCTGCATTACCACTCCAATCACTAGGAACTTTCCATTTTAAAATGACCTCATTAGTAGTTGTTACTTGAATACTCATTATGGTTGTGGATCTGGAACATTTACAGATTTTAAAGTTTTCAATGAATCAATAGTAAAAGAAGGTGCAATAGCCATTGGTGAAAATTTTTCTTTACCAGAATCAAAACTTAGAGCTTGGACTCTAAAGTGTATTTTTTTATTTTCAGGTACATTATCAACTTCGACTCTTGTTTGGTCTGTTAATATTGTTGTTTTACCAAGACTTGGATCACCTATATTGTATTTAACTCTAAAACTTACGTTTGCAGCATTAATACCTCTAGACCAAGTAAAAATAGCTCTTATTTGTGACTGAGTTTGTTGTTGTATTAGTACGTTTGAAACTTGTAAATCTGTTGGAATCGTAGGTTTATTATTAAATGTAGTTACATCTTCATAATCAAGTTTTGCTTTAGTATTTACTGTATTATCAGCCACATCATAAATAGAATCATTAAACTCTAAACCTGTAATTGCATATTGACCATTCCCATTATCTTTAACATCAATACATTTAAACTTCTGTGTTTGAACTGTAGGTCGTTCAATAACATAAATAGAATTTGCTAAAGCATTTGATGTGAAACTGCCTTTTACATTAATAACTCCACTACTATTTATACTTTTTATTTCTTTTTTCTCTACAGTACCATTACCTAAAGTTACGCTTATATCAGCATTAGGATTACCACCTAAACTTGAATGGTAATTTGTATCTGGAAGTATATTTTCTAAACTTGTTGCTGATTTAATACGGCCAGATAATCTTGTCCCTGCTCTCATTTCATCTTGTACTGCAAATATTTGACCTGGCAATACAGCAAGACCATCTAAACCAGTTTGAAACGTAACCGTATGTCCATCTAACTTTTCGCTATTTAGCATCCATTGGCCCATCCTTTGAGCTTGATATTTAGAAGAACAACCAAATGCAATTATTTCTTTTATGTTATAACCATACTTTTCAATCAAGTCATAATCCTCTACAACAACTACATTCGGCTTATAAAAATTGTCTGGATCGTTATAACTTACCCATATGGAAGTTGATCTTGTTTTTATAGATGAACCAGAATATCCAAAACCACCTCCTATTACATTTGAATTAGTGTAGAGATGAACAGGGTCTTGATCTACATTAGATGTATGAGCTTTGTTTGAAGATGATATGTTTGCAGATACACCGTGATCTGCTACAACATTTATTGTGTTAGATCCCCAATATGTCATACCTCTAAATATACTTGCTAAATTTTGTAGTACTTTATATGCCTCTGCTTGCGATCCAATAACTGTATTTATTGCGAAACGTGGTTCTTTACCATCAGGTGTACTTACTAATTGATTTGCGTATCTGGACAAAGGATACAAATCAACCCAATTAAGGTTTGCTTTATCTATAAACTCTCCACATCCAAACCGTTTATTAACTAAAAGATCATAAAAAATACAAACAGGGCAAGTTGTCCAAAATTTTTTATTTTTAAATTTGTTTTGAAAACTCCCTTGAAATGTTAATCTACCATTAGCTTCTGCGGTAGCATTATGAGGTATTCTTACTTTCATACCTTGAACTAAATATTTTCTTGTTGGTAAACTACTAAAAGCTTGTGTTGATAATTTCAGTGCTACACAGGCTGTAAAAGGATATGCTGTCCTTATATCTTGACGTTCTATTAAAGATGTAAGGATAAGTCTATTTGCTCTAGTATTTGCTAATGTAGTATCTGTAGGTATATCTTTGAAATCAAAAAATTTCACTTCATAATCTTGTTCTCCTCTTGGTCTTTTCTTTTTGTTACCATCTGAAAAACCTTTCTGTACAAATTTCACAACTTTAACTGTATAAGGTGGTTTTCCAGTTAGCATGATTGTTTTAGTTTTAAACTGATAATTTGATGTTGATATTCCCGTTATATTATCGCTTACAACTTTTTTAAATTTGCTATTTTTATTTTTAACAAATACCCTTAATCGTATAGTTGCATTAAAAAGTTGACCTTTAGCAATGCCTTCCATTCCTGTGCAAAATAACTGAGGTATAGTAAAAAGCAACTCAAACGAATCTGTATCTTCATCAGTAATTTGAAAAATATGACTACCACCACCGTATTTTGGTAGTCCTTTTCTTCTACCTTTATTAGATAAATTTTCACTATAATTTTCTCCTATTTCTTGTGATATATCAATAACTGTCGAATTACCTGCTGAACCTCCAGAAGCACTTTTATTCCAACCTGATAAAACTTTTTGATCCTTTACTCCAGTTCTCTGATTATAATGGACTTCTGATTTTGGAAAATTTAAATTTTGTTTATTATCTGCAACTGGAGTGTCATTTAAAAAAATACCTTGTTTACCATTTACTAAACCTTGTATCGGACCTTCACACAAAAGATCAATTATCTTAATAACACTACTGCTATTTAAAGCCATTTTAAGATTTTCCTCCCTTAAAAAATTTGTAACCTAATCTTCTTACTATCATTTTAGTTTCTTTGTGGGTTAACAACTCTTTATCAATAATTTGTATAAACACATCAAAAACTCCTGTATCAGCCATATGCACAGGTGCGAAACGAAAAATATATCTTATTTTTTGTGAAGGCTGCATAAGACCTTGTACTGTTATGCGTTCATTTAGAACTAAAGTTTCTGAACCTGGTTCTTCTACTATTACATCAAAAGTGATATAACCATGAATGATTGTAGTGCCAGCACCTCCTACTCTGTCTCTGATTCCACTGAAATCTATCATTAAGTTCATATTTTCTTCATTTAAATCACCTTCTGCATCAATATCAAAAGTATTTGATATTTTTTGTCTAGCCTTACTACCTAAATTAATTAAGTTTTTTATTAAAGCAAATTTTCTACCATGATATGCCGATGGTTTTTTGCCAAAACCTACTCTAGTACAAAGTAAACCTTCATATATTGAAGTTTTAGAACCATCTTTTCTAATTTCATTACCATTAACTAAACAAGTGTCAGGGCCTGGTGGCACAAAAGTATTTTTTAATGAATCACTTTCATCCTCTACTTCTACAGTTGTGCTAATTAGATGACCTCCAATTAAAGCTTTACCATAAACAACAGGAATAGTTTTACCAATACCAACTGTATTCGCAGCACCTCTATACGCATAACTTTGTTGACCATCAGCACCTCTTTCAATAGAAGAAGGGCCGCCTAAAAAACCACCTTGACCAACACCACCACCAGTAATATCAAAAGTTGGCAATTGTGGAGTAAGCATATCAGAAACACCTTTTATCAGTAAATAAGCACCTATATTACCTGCGATTGCAGCAGCCGAGAAACCTGTAAAACCAAAACCACCAGCACCTAAAGCAAATCCAGTACCCCCTGACACTATTCCAATTCCAACTAAAAATGCACCTCCAATAAATTTAAATGCATCACCACTACCTGTAATTACAGGTGTAATAACTAAATCATGTTTTCCTAATGGTAAGAATAGATCTGACTCTTCAAGGTCTGTATCTACTTGTGTAATTCTATAAACAATACCTTTTTCATGTGAAGTAACAAGATATTTAGCAAAACTAGGATGATTAACACATAAAAGTTTTATAGCATCTGCTGGTGTTTTTAAATCATGGTAAATATGAGTCTTACCCCATTTTTCACCTAATTCATCTAGCAATAGAATTTTATGCTCCATATCTAAAACACCCTACAGTTCTCTTTCTATAATAATGATTATAGTATTCGGAACAACTGATAGATTCAAACTTTTGATGCAATATCATATCATTTTCTAAAAGAACAGCACCATGCATAGGTTCTTTAGTCCACATTTGCATTATTAGAACATCATTTGGTTTTCTTTTATTTATATCTACTTCTTTAAAATTTAATTTGCTTGCATCACGAAGAAAAATACTTTTACAAGTTTCAAAATTTTCTGGCCGTTCATAATCAGGTAAATTTATTCCTAACAAAGCATAGTAGTCTCTCACTATAGAGTAACAGT